TCAAGGTAGCGGTTTTATGTATGGCAGCGGTAAACCCGGTGCTAGTGTGGCTGAAGATGTTTCCTGGTTTATGCGGGAGATGTCGGAAAACTTCCAAACTATGTCTCGTGGTGCTGTTGATCCTGTTGTTGACCTCGTTACTAGCGTAGGTAACCGTCTGGGTCTGAACCTGGAAAACATCAACAAACAGTGGGATGAGATGAGCAAGTTTGATGATCCTGTTCGTCAAGATGTCCGTAAACTTGCATCTCAAATTCTTCCATCAGCAATCGGCGGTCAAGCCATCCTTGGACGTGCTGCTGTAATGCAAGCACCTAAGCTTGTTAAAGGTGCCGCTTCTGTTGGCGGTCTTGCTACGTATGAAGCTGGTCTTGCTAGTTTCCAAGATGTTTCTATTGAGGATGAAGCGATTGTTAGTAAGATTGCTAGGGTTGCTCCGCCTCAACTTCGTCTGCCCAAGTGGCTAACTAAGAGCGATAAAGAACCTCTTGAGGTGACTCGTGCTCGTGCCATGCTGGAAAATGCCGGTCTTAGTGTGTTGGGAGATGCTTTAGGTGTGGCTACTGTTTACGGTCCTCGCCTGTTGAAATGGTTCATACCTAAAAACAATACAGCTAAAGCGTATAAAAAAGCTGTTGTTGAAAGTAGTGATCCTGAAACCGTTACTCGTCTTGTGGAGCTTGAGCAAGCGCTGGCTACTAAACCTAACCAAGCTAATGCTAAAGTTCTGCAGGATGAGATTGACACACTTCGCAGTCAACTGGCTGAGACTGGTACCTCTGATGCTACTACCAAAACTGCTTTAGAACGTGCAATTGAAGTTAATGAGACTAGCCGCCGCGTCCAAATGGATGAAGAGGCTATCCTTAAACTTGAAGCTGATCCTCAGCTGTACGGTCAGTACATGCCAGAACTGACACCTGGACTTGCTAACTCTAATGAACTAGCACGTAGGACTATTGATGTCGATGCTGTTGCATCTAACATGGTAGACACTACTATGATTAAGATGGGTATGCGAGAGGGTGATCCTGCGCCTATGCTGTCTGGACCGTTTCTTAAAAAAGGTTTGGTGCTGGGTAAGTCACGTAATGCAATGGCTGGTCTGGCTGAGTCTGCACGAAACGTTGGTGACTTTGATGCTGTTGTTGACGGTTTCCGTATTACTCGGGAACAGATGAAGAAAGCAGCTTGGGACATTCACGCTGATATTATTCGTGCAGGTTCTAGAGAAGACGTTGCTAAACTTTTTGTTGAAGATAGGGACGTTAAAAACATTCTTGGTAAGAAAGTTTCCTACCTTAACACGGTTCAAGAAGAGCAAGCAAAAAATGCTATTGCTGACTTGACTGACCTGTGGCTTGGGCGTGAGATCACTGAAGTCAGTGCTCGCGTTATGGATAGCCTTGGTCGTGAAATTGCCACTGCTTCTGAAGCTGGTATTGCTTTCAAAGATCTGATCAATGATGATCGTGTTGAGGAAATTCTCCTTGATAAACTTGAGTACCTTGTTTCTGAAGTTGGTCTGAGTAAGTACATTGCTGGTTGGCAGCTTAAGAACCAAGACTGGATTAACCGTATGAAGAAATCGGCTGATCCTGGTGAACTGGCTGAACTTATTAACAATGAGTTCCAGCAAGCTCTTGATTCACGTCATGCTGCTTTCAAACGGTTTAGAGAAAACCTTAAGCAAGTTAAAGAGCAAAACCCGAACCTTGTTCGTCCTTTCTACGACGCATTCTCCGACAGCAACGGTGACGTAGATACCATTGAAAAGCTCATGACTTATGCTGCAGAGCAAGTCAGTCCTATGGGTATGCTACGCAGTCCTAAGGATTTGAGTGGTAAAACCAGCATGAACCTGTTTGCACGTGGTCTTCATTCTGTTTGGATGAACAACGTGCTGTCGGTTAAGTCTGCTCTTAACGCTGCTAAGGGTAACATCGGTGCAATGACGTTGCAACCGATTACCTCTATTATCGGTCACGGTATTGGAGCTATTATCCAACGTGATGTTGAGGTTCTTAAACGTCCTTTCTATTACCACGGTGCTCTTTTCCAAACCCAAATCCGTGCTTTGCGTGATGCTGGGCGTAGGATTAAGACAGTTCACGGTGACTACGATTTTTTGATGAATCAAATCCGTGAAGATTACGTGGTTAAGGAGACTAAGAAATGGGATCAGCTTGAGGCTGTAGCAGAAGAATGGAAACGAACTGGTGATTATGGTCACCTGATGCAGTGGGGTTGGGCAAAAGCTAACCGTGATGTTGCCCGCATGAAGTGGGGGCGGCTTGGTCTGACTGGACTTAGCGGTGTTGATGCTTACACTGATACTATTCAAGCTTCTATTCGTGCTCGTCTACGTGCTTATGATGATGTCTTTACTAAAGGCGGAACCATCAATAAGAAACTGATGGATGAAGCAGAAGCTGCTCATTATGCCAGCATGTTTAACAAAGATGGCATGTTGATTGCTGAAGATGTTAAAGCTATTTCTGGTGAAATTTCACTAAACCTTGACGATAATCTTGCGGGTAAAATTAACGAAGTTGTTAATGCCGTGCCTGTGATGAAGCCTTGGTTTATGTTCCCCAAGACTAACATTAACGACTTTAAATATGCCATGTCTTACACCCCATTTATGGCAATCTCTCCGTTTAAAAATAAGTACGGTAAGGTGTTGCTGGCTGGGGATGACAAAGGCAAGATTATGGAAGCATTGTCAGAGCATGGTGTCCGAGCTGATGATCCTAATGCTATGGCTATCTACGAAAACCTTAAGCATGAATACATGGGTCGAATTGCATTCTCTCACATGAGTGCAATTTCTATGGCTTGGTATGCTTTGAGTGGTAACATTCGTGGTAATGGTCCTGCTAATGCATCAGAACGTAAGAAGCTTCGGGATAACTATGGTTGGGAGCCAAAGACTATTAACATTGGTGGTTACTGGGTATCTTACAAAGGTATCCCTGGTATTGACCGTGTTCTAAGTATTATTGGTGATGCAGCTTACTACTATAACGATATTGGTGGCTCTGCTTTTGAAGACATCACTGATAAAGTTGGCTGGTCTTTGTCTGCTTCTTACTTTAATGAAACTCCGCTTCACAGTGTTGAGCCTATTATTGCTGGTTTAAACGGTGATAAGGCGGCTTGGGACCGCATGACTGCCCAGCTTATTCGCATGAATATCCCTCAATCTGGTAACCTTGCTATTGTTAGCGATGCTATCACTTCTTCTCAAAAGGATATTTACCAAGATTTGATGGGTTATGTTGCTAACCGCACTCCTATTGCTTCCAGCTTCTTGCATGAGCAACGTGATGTGTGGACTGGCGAACCTTTGAATGACATTGACAATCCTGCACTTCGTGCTGTTAACGCTATTAGTCCCATTAAAATTAGTAGCAAAGCAGAACCTTGGCGTGATTGGCTGATGAGGACTGGTTATGACGGTGTTAGCCGGCTTCGCTTTACGTCTGAAGGCAGCCGTGAATATACCGCTGAAGAGCGTGATTTGATTGGTCAATACTTTGGTGAAACTAAACCGTGGAAAAAGATTGATGCAATCAGAAACAACAAAGAGTTTAACCGTCAAATCCAAGAGATGCGTGAGTTCCGCCGTGGTGGTAGAACTTATGAAGAGGTTAAACTGAAAGAACAGGAACTTCCTGTTTATCAGTATATTGACGAAGTTGTTAACAACGCTAAAGAATACGCTGAAGCTAAGCTGATGCAGGAACACCCTGAAGTCTGGCAAGGTGTGCAGGGTCAACAAATGGTTGACAAAGCACTTGGTCGTGGCGATATTCAAGGCGCTCAAGAGGCTGCTCAGTGGACTGATAACCAAGTTAAACGTGTACGCGAATTGCGGCTACAAAACAAATAATCCACCCATTCCCATAATTACGTAACGTAATGGCAACTACTCAAAATACATACACCGGGAATGGCTCATTAACTGAGTATTCCTTTACATTTCCATATCTCGAAGAGTCAGACGTTAAGGTAAGTCTTGACGCTGTTGACCAAGCTACAAGTGAATACTCTTTTGCCAACGCTACAACTATTTCCTTTAACACTGCTCCTGCTAATGGAGTAGCAATTAGGATTTATCGGGTCACTGCTACGGATTCCGCACAAGCTACGTTCTTTGCGGGATCCGCTATCCGTGCTCAGGATCTTAACGACAACGCTACTCAGCTTCTGTACGCAACCCAGGAGACTGTAAACCGTCGTCTTGATAGCACTGGCGGTACTATGTCTGGTGAGCTGGACATGGGTACGAATAAGATTGTTAATCTTGGTACCCCTACCGCTAATGCTGATGCTAGCACGAAAGCTTATGTAGATAGCACTGTTGGTCTTGCTGGTGGCTACGCCGCTGCAGCTGCCGCCAGTGCATCTGCTGCTGCCGCTTCGGAGACCGCTGCTGAAACCGCAGAAACTAACGCAGAAACGGCAGAGACTAATGCTGCTGCTTCTGCTTCTGCGGCGGCTACAAGCGCCTCTAACGCAGCTACAAGTGCTACTGCGGCTAGTAACGCCCAAACAGCAGCAGAGACGGCAGAGACGAACGCAGAGACCGCAGAAACAAACGCTGCTAACTCTGCTACGGCAGCTGCTAACAGTGCTACCAGTGCTGCTACTTCGGCTGCATCTGCTCTGGCTGCTTTTGATAACTTCGATGACACCTACCTTGGTGCAAAGGCTAGCGATCCGACCACCGACAATGACGGTGATCCGCTGACTGGTGGTGACCTTTATTACAACACCACTGATGATGTGATGCGTGTCTACACCGGCTCTGCCTGGGTGACCGCTTACGTCCCTGGTGATGCAGCAAACATCACGTCTACTGCTACTGGTGACGTGTCTGCTACCAACGTTCAAGCAGCGATTGCTGAGCTTGACACTGAGAAGGTTCCCCGTACTTCTACAACTGGTTCCGCAGTACTACCCAGTGGTACTGAGGCACAACGAGATGGTTCCCCTTCTGCTGGTTACATCCGCTTTAACAGCGATGCAAGTAGCTTCGAAGGTTACAACGGAACTGCCTGGGGTGCTATTGGCGGTGGTGCAACTGGTGGTGGTACTGACGCTTGGGCGTTGGAACACGACAACACCATTACTACTGACTACACCATTGGAACTGGTAAGAACGTTATCAACGCTGGTCCTATGACGATTAACTCTGGTGTCACCGTTACGGTGCCTACCGGTTCTAGCTGGAGCATTGTTTAATTATGGCTATTACTATTAACGGAACCGGAAGTATTACCGGACTAACGGCAGGTGGACTGCCTGATGGAAGTGTTGTTGCGGATGATCTGGCGTCTTCGCTGGATCTAACTGGTAAGACAATTACGTTGCCGTCCAATACTGGTGGAAAAGTTATTGGAACCAAGTTTCAATGGATGGAAGCTACTAGTGCCAGCGTAGGATCAGCTAATACTTGGACTGATGCTGGAGTTGATTTTACATACACCCCAGTAAGCAGCTCAAGTGTACTGCACATAAGTCTTGATGGGATGTTTGGGGGTGACAACAACTGTGGTGTTCGATTGCGAGAAACAGCAAACAGTGTGTCCAACATTCTTGACGTTACGGCAGTTGGGTCGTCAAGTGTAGGCTACGGTGATTTTTATGATCTAAGCTACGCCAGCTACGGATACAGGCATTACCATTTAGCTTGGCATTATGCGCCAGGTGTAACTTCTGAATTAACTTTTGATTTGCAGGTGGTTGCTGCTTCTGCAATCACGTTTCGGGTTGGACGCATGGTGTCAAGTAGTACTCCATACCACCTTACTTCAGGTGTGCAACTTTCCATTATTGAGTACGCAGGTACTAGGAGTGAATTAGTCTAATGTTATACGAAGCACTCAAAAATCTGCGACCAAACGCATCTTTTTATGTAAAGGGCGACTCAAAAGTTACTTGGATTGATGACGTAACTCCACCTACTCAAGCTGAAATTGATGCGGAGATTGTCCGCCTTCAGGCTGAATACGACGCTACCCAATACCAACGCAACCGCCAACCTGAGTACCCCTCACTGGCTGATCTTGCTGACGCCTTGTACTGGTCGAACCAAGGCGATAACACCAAACTTGACGAGTACTACGCAGCGTGTGCCGCTGTGAAGGCTAAGTACCCTAAACCGGAGGTTAACTAATGGCACTACGATTAAACGGACAAACCTCTGGTTACGTCGAACTAGATGTACCAGCAGCAGCTGGCAGTCATACGCTGACCCTACCCAATAGTGGTGGGTCTAGCGGTCAATACCTGCAGACCGATGGTTCTGGTGTGTTGAGTTGGCAAACGGTTACGTCTACTGAATATCAAGGTCCAGCTTTTTACGCTCACATCACCACTACTCAAACTCTCGTAAGCAGCACTTGGACTAAGATTACATTTCAAACTGAGTTGTTTGATACTGATAACTGCTTTGACAACAGCACTAACTACAGGTTCACACCAACAAAGGCTGGTTATTATTTTGCCCAAGTACGTCATTATTTCGATTACACCAGTACTGCCCCAAGCGTTTTAGGTTCCGCCATATACAAGAATGGCACAGAGGTCTCATCTAGCGTTCAAGTGGGCGTTGGCGGATACGGTACTACTCCTGGATCGAAGGACTTGGTTTATATGAATGGGTCAACTGACTATTTAGAAGGTTTTGCCTATGCAAACCAGGCTAACGTGCATTTGGGAGGTAGTGATAAAAGAAACGCTTTCATGGCTTTTTGGGTGCGCGAATGATGACTATTTCTCTTGCTGAAAAAATTCAGGTATTGCGTCCTGAACTCACGTCACTTGATTTTGTGACTGCTATTAAAATAGAAGATCACGGCAGCGGTCCGTACATCCGTGAATGGAATCACCCCACTATTGCTCAGCCAACACAGGCTGAACTGGATAGCGTTGATGAAGCTGCCTATCTAAACGGCAAAGCACTTGAGGCTCTCCGTTCTAAGCGCAACCAACTCCTTACCGAAACCGACTACCTCGCTCTTGCTGATTCAACCCTGACTGACGAGATGCGGTCTTACCGCCAAGCACTCCGCGATCTACCGGCTAACACCGTTGATCCGGCTAACCCCGTTTGGCCAGTTAAACCCGGAGCTTAATTATGAGTAAACTTAAAACAGAAAAGGTATTCAACCCAAGCTCCACGGTTGAAACTCTGACCCTTAATAGCAACGGCAGTGCCACAGTGGCTGGTACTGTCTCTGCTACGGAGCGGACAATCACTGCTGGTGCTGGTAACTGGGATCTTGCTACCGGTAACTTCTGGACGTGTGGTGCTATCACCATTCCTACTCCGACTAATGCTGTAGCTGGTACTGGCGGTCTTATCCGTGTAACTGCTGCACCTACCTTCCCCGCCGAATGTAAGTTCCCAGGCGGGACTTATACCGCCCCCACAGCTTTTCCTGCAATCATTCCGTTCTACGTCCAGAACAGCACGACTTTGCTGATGGGTAACTGGACGGAGGGTATTGCGTAATGCTGAACTTTCCTTCATTTTTTAATGCACAGGCTGGTGGGTATGAGATCGAGCAGAGCTTGCGGTTTAACTCGGCGGATTCGGCGTACCTGAATCGGACTCCCGGTAGTGCTGGGAATCGCAGGACGTGGACGTGGAGTGGGTGGGTCAAAAGAAGTGCGTTAGCTACGTCGCAATCATTATTCTCGGGATACTCAGGCACTACAGATGCAGATTTTACGCATATACGTTTTTCAAACAATACTGGCGTTGTTGACAGTATTACTGTTGAAGGATGGAATACAAAATATAGGGTAACTTCTGCTTTTTATCGTGATCCTTCGGCATGGTATCACATTGTTCTAGCCTTTGACACAACACAAGCAAGCGCTGATGACAGAATAAAGTTATATGTAAATGGCGTTCAAATTACGCAATTTTCAACAAATAATGCAATTACTCAAAATCACGAAGGCGGTATAAATAAAGCTTCAAACCATTACATAGGAACCTATAACGGGACTGGCGATAGATTTAATGGTTACCTAGCCGAAGTCAACTTCATCGACGGCTCCGCCCTTGACCACGAAGACTTTGGCGAGTTCGACGACAACGGCGTTTGGCGTCCTATTAAGTACGCAGGCAGCTACACCGGCAACTCGTTCTATCTGAAGTTTGCCAGCGGCGACGGCACTGATAGCAGCGGCTTGAGCAACACTTGGACCGCCAATAACTTCACCACCTCCGGCACTGGTACGGACGTGATGAGCGACACGCCGACGACGAACTGGTGCACGTTGAATCCGATTCTCGGACGGGCAAGTGACAACGCTTCTTTGACCTATAGAAATGGTAATTTAGAAGCAGGCAATAATACAAGCACTACCTACAATGCCATTACTTTTGGCACATTTGGTGTAAGTTCAGGTAAATGGTATTTTGAGGTTACGGTAGGCACTGCTCTTGTTGGTCCGGGAATTTCAACGACTACTGCAACATCTCCTTTGGGCACTGGTAGCTACCAGTATTATGGCAACGGGAACAAAGTTATAGACGGAGTTGCTTCATCTTATGGGGGAGCACTTGCGGCAAACGATGTGGTCGGTGTCGCCTTTGATTTGGACGCTGGAACACTGGTTTTTTACAAAAACAACGTATCCCTGGGCACTGCTGCTACAGGATTATCCGGAACATTTGTTCCCTCGTTGTCTCATGCTGATAACAATAGTACTTACCAAGTTTTTAACTTCGGACAACGCGCCTTTGCGTACACCCCACCGACCGGTTACAAAGCACTGAACACCGCCAACCTGCCCGCGCCGACGGTTAAGGATGGGTCGGATAATTTCAATACGGTGCTTTATACGGGTAACAACTCAACTCAAACAATTTCCACGAATTTTAGTCCTGATTTTGTTTGGGCAAAAAATAGAGACACTTCCGGTTACCATCATGACTTGTATGACAGGGTTCGTGGCGACAACCTTAGAATCTTTTCTAGTCAGACTGGCGCCGAAACAACCGGGTATTTGCAATTTGGCACTAACAGTTTCAGTCTAACTTCTGGTGGAGGAATCAATGCTAATGGTGACGCTCACGTCGCTTGGCATTGGCTCGCAGGCGGCAGCGGCTCCAGCAACACCGACGGCACCGTCACCAGCACGGTAAGCGCCAACCCCTCCGCTGGGTTCTCGATTGTTAGTTATACGGGAACTGGCGCTAATGCCACGGTGGGTCACGGGTTAGGTGTTGCGCCAACATTTTTGGCAATCAAAAACCGCGACACCAACAGTTCATGGATGAATGGTCACCAAGGGTTAGGCAGTTGGTCGGACGTAATCTTTTTTGATCTAACTTCTGCCAAAGTAACTGACTCAACTGTTTTTAATGGCACTGCACCAACTTCAACTGTATTTTCAGTTGGAACCAATTTTCAAAGCAATAAGCTTAATGATGACATGATCGCCTACTGCTTTGCCGAAGTCGAAGGCTACAGCAAGTTTGGCAGCTACACCGGAAATGGTTCCACCGATGGGGTTTTTGTTTACTGCGGTTTTTCGCCACGATGGATATTATGGAAAGAAACTACTGTAGGTGAATCATGGTTTATTCACGACACTGCGAGAACTCCATATAACGTATCTACGCAGATGTTGCGCCCAAACTATTCCAATTCTGAAGCTACGGGAGATTCTGTTGACATACTCTCTAATGGCTTCAAGTTTAGAAGCGGAGGAGCGGGTGCAAACTATTCAGGACGAGTTTATATTTTTGCAGCCTTCGCTGAAAACCCATTTGGCGGCTCCGGTGTTTCGCCCGCTACCGCACGATAACTACCATGGCACAAATCTATAACGGTCACGTCCTTAAGCCAGACATTCCTTTTGTGGATAAGCAAGGTAATCAATACCCTGCTGGCTGGCTAAGGAATCACACAAAAGCTGAAAAAGAAGCAATTGGTATCACTGAGATACCTGATTATTGCGCATGTAATCAACCTAATCACCAACATTAAACATCATGATTGCACTTATCCGTCCCGTACTTATGTCGTTCCTCAATAGCGACAAAGTAAAGCGCCTCATCGTCGATATGCTCCGCAAACTGGCTGAGCAATCTGATAACACTGTCGATGACCAAGCCGTTGACTTCATCGAGCGTGGTCTCTTCGGCGGCTGATGGACTTGGGAGCACCACCGGTACTGCCGGTTCTACGGCTCCCTGAGCCCCCTGTTTTACCCCGTCCGGTACTGGAGGTACCACGAGCTACTTTACCCACCTACAAACCGCTTGTAGTGCCTCCTAACGACCTTCGTCCACCTCCGGGTGTGAAGGGTACGACACAATCGGACGAAAGGAGGGAGGAGAAACCAGCACCTAAACCTGTAACTCCTCCACCTCCTAAACCACCCCCAGTCCCGTCACAGGTCCGTTACGTCGATATTCCTGGTACTGATTTTACTGTACCTTTACCGAGTAACGAGATCTTGGCTACGGCTACAACGACAGCTACTGTCTCCGTTGCAGCCACCCTTACTGCTACTGCGGTATTCAAACGGACAGTGAGCGTCTTGAAACCAATTATCAAGAAACTACTCACCCGTAAAAAGAAAAATGCAGACAACGAAGAACTTCATTCATGATTTCTTCAGTGAAATTGTAAAAGCTCTTGTGCTTGTATGGAGCGCAGGGGTTCTGACTGCATCATACATGGGAATGCTACAGAAGATGGATCCAACGTTTGTAGCGTCATTGCTGTCTGGAACGTTGGCATCGTATGGAATATCTCGCCCTAAAGATCAAAAGGACAAAGTATGAAATTCCTAATTCTGCTTCTGCTGTTTCCCGCTGGGGCGATGGCACAAACTGTGACTCCTCAGTTTACCCAAGGTAGTATGCAGGCTACCACAACCACCACTCAAACCATCACCGAAACTATCGCAACTGAAGTGTACGGTGGTGCATATTCATCATGGTCTGGAACAAACGTAACCCCAAGTGGGGATATAACCGATTCTTCGACTACTTGGTCCGTCACAACCGCTGGCGAACAGTTTCAACTGGAGACTGTGACACGAGCAGCCGGGATCATCGAAACAATCGACATCACCAGAGACATCGAAACTACCTCTACTACTACCTCTCTTTCTGTCTTCTCTCAGTAGGACCAGCATTTGCTGAAACTCCTACGGTTAGCAACAGTGCTAACCCTATTGCAGCAGCTACAGGTAACGTAACAAACCAGGCAGTTCAGTTCCAGAACAACGGTGCACCCAGTAGACAGCAGTTTACCGGCGGTAACTCGTGTAATGGAACAACTATGACTGTCTCCCCGTTTTACATGGGTAATGATACGTTGCCTCAAGGCTACACCCGTAATAACAACTATGGTATGCAGCTGAACTTTTCAGTACCGCTTGACGGTGGGATGATTGAGCAGTGCAAACAGATAGCTAAGCGACACGAAGAAAAGCTTCGGCTTGATTATGAGCTTGTACGCGCTTTAAAGTGTACCGAGATTATGAAGGCGGGATTTACGTTCCGTCCTGGGTCTCGTGTGGAGGTACTGTGTCACGACATTGTACCAATTGTGTCTTTGACAAATGAAGAAAAAAGCAACTGAGGATCAGTTTAACGAGCTTCACAACCTTGTTACATCTGAATTCCTCGCACGTATTAAATCTGGTGAAGCCACGACACAAGATCTCAAAGCAGCTTGTGACTGGCTAGCCAAGAATGACATCAGCGGTGTTGCATATGAGGGCAACCCACTGGACAAATTAGCAACGGTCATGCCCAAGATTGACCCTGAAATGGTACAGCGGAGATTGTATGGCTCAAAAAACGTCTGATTATTACAAATCAAACCCAACAGCTGCGGCTAAGCGCCGGAAACAACAGCGCAAATACAATAAGACCAATAAAGGTCTGAAGATCCGCACTGCTGCTAACAAACTTAACAGAAAACTTGGTACTTATGGAAATGGTGATGGTAAAGATGCTTCACACACCGGTAAAAACACCGGTAAGCTCGAAACACCGTCATCTAACCGCCGTAGACCCAGAACTGGTAAGAAGTACGCATGACCCCGCTGTTGCCTACCCCTGATCACTACATTTACAACCTCATAACCATGACAAGTCCTGAAGCAAAACGTATGTGGCGTCGCGCAATCAAGGAGCATTTCAATTGTCAATGTGTTTATTGTGGAGAAACTTATGAATTACATGAACTTACTTTGGATCACGTTGTGCCTCGTTATTTTGGGGGACAAACAATCACGAGAAACTTGGTTCCATCCTGCAGGAAATGTAATCAAGAAAAGGGGACAAGCAACTGGTTATCCTGGATGCGAGCTACGTTTGGCTGCAATCCGGGTAGAGAACAACTAATTTTATCGCACATTAAGTAAATGCCTAGTAAGTATGATGCTATTAACAAGTTAAAAGCAGAAAACCCAGAACTTACTTGGACCCAAGCGGCAAACCAGGCTGGGTTTTCAGGCGAATGGACAAGTTACAAAGGTAAAGCTAAACCTAGAACTGGTGATGCCCGTGGGCAAGCTAGGCGTCGAACCGCTTTTGACCAGCCGTCTACTGAAATAGCTGGTTATGAAGCTAAACGGTTACAACAGGAAAGTACCCGTATTAGTGCTGAAGCTGAAATGTTTGGTCTTGAACCAACACAGATTGAACATTTGGCGGACCAAGAGGATGTTCGTAACCTAACCGCAGGTTCAGGTGGTGATCCTACTAATAAAGCTATTGTTACGCAAACTGAAGCTAGGTTTAAAGACAGGGTTAAACAGTTAGCACCTAGTGGTTATGCTGTTACCTTAAATCCTACTACAGATTCAGTCAGGGTTATTGAAAATAGATTTTTTGACCCTATTGCAGATCCTTCTACTTTACCAGGAATTGACATCCCTATTGGTTCTAACATTGAAGAAGGTTTAGCTGAAATTAAACCAAAAGGTTCTTTGCTATCACAGTTTTCGCCGGAACAACAACGGCAACTCAGTAATGCACCTAATTTAGAAGCTCAAGAAAAACTGGTTCAAGAGTTTAAAGCTAATCCAGGCAGACAAGCACGGCTTACCGCCGGTCGATTGGTTCGTAATGCTGCACCGTTAGCACTCAGCATTCCTGCTGGTATGGCGGTTGCTGGTGAATCAGCAATGGCAGCTGTTGAAAACCCAACGCAAGACAATGTTGTTAACGCTGGTTTTGACATTGGTAACAGTCTTGCTGATTTAGTTGGACTTGTGCCGACACCTCTTACTGTTGGTGCAAGTGAAGCTTTACAACGCGCATTGATGTTAGGGCAAATGAGTTACAACTCTGCCCGTACGTTACAGCGTTTAACTGAAATGAAAAACAAGTAACACCCCCTTATGAGCAACGTCTTAGCCGCCCTCCAGGGCGATTTTAAAGTATTTCTACAAGCCCTGTGGTCGCAGCTAGACCTGCCTGAACCGACCAGAGCACAATACGCCATTGCCGACTACCTACAACACGGACCCAAACGTCTTCAAATTCAGGCGTTCCGTGGTGTCGGTAAAAGTTGGATTACTGGTGCCTTTGTGCTCTGGACTTTATTTAATAACCCTGAGAAAAAGATCATGATCATCTCCGCTTCTAAAGAGCGAGCAGATAACATGAGTATCTTTCTTCAAAAGCTTATCATTGAAACACCTTGGCTTAAGCACCTACAACCTAAGTCGGATGACGCCCGTTGGAGTCGGATTAGCTTTGACGTTAACTGCTCTCCGTCCCAGGCTCCGTCGGTTAAGTCCGTTGGTATTACCGGTCAGCTGACTGGTAGCCGTGCCGACCTGATGATTCTTGATGACGTGGAGGTGCCGGGTAATAGTATGACGGAAATGATGCGTGAAAAGTTGCTTCAACTCTGTACGGAGGCTGAATCAATTCTTACGCCAAAAAATGACTCCAGGATTATGTACCTGGGTACCCCACAAACCACCTTTACCATTTATCGTAAGCTTGCAGAACGTAACTACCGCCCCTTTGTTTGGCCAGCTCGTGTTCCTCGTAAGTTTGCTAACTACGAAGGACTGATTGCTCCACAGCTCCAGGAAGACGTAGATATGGGTGCAGCACCCTGGAGTGTAACTGACCCTGACCGATTTAGCCATGAAGATCTTCTCGAACGTGAAGCAGCAATGGGACGCAGCAACTTTATGCTGCAGTTCATGCTCGATACCAGTCTCAGTGATGCGGAAAAGTCACCGCTTAAAATGGCTGATCTTATCGTCACCAGTATTAATCCTAAGTCCGCTCCTGATGACATCATCTGGTGCAGCGATCCTAGAAACGTCATCAAAGAACTTCCGACTGTTGGGTTACCTGGAGACTATTTCTATGGCCCAATGCAGATCCAAGGGGAGTGGGGACCATATCAAGAAACAATTTGCTCAGTTGACCCGTCGGGTAGAGGAACTGATGAGACAGCAGCAGCTTATATCTCCCAGCGAAACGGTTACTTGTACTTGCATGAAGTGCGAGCTTACCGAGACGGTTACTCAGACAACACGCTCCTGGACATTCTAAAGGGGTGTAAGAAGTTCAACGTTACCAAGCTTGTCGTGGAGACTAACTTTGGTGATGGTCTTGTCGCTGAGCTATTTAAGAAACACCTACAACAGACACAACAAGGAATTGACGTAGAAGAGGTACGAGCAAATGTCCGAAAAGAAGAACGTATTATTGATGCCCTTGAGCCTATCCTTAATCAACACCGCCTTGTTGTTGATCGTAATGTCATCGACTGGGACTACAACTCAAATAAAGACGACGCTCCAGAGAAACGTCTCCTC